TCGGCATTCGCAATAGCCTCACCAACCGCCCGCGCCTCGCGGAAAGCGGAAAGGTTACCGAGGATGTTTCCGGTAGCAGTCCCACGAGCGCGAACGGCTTGCTCAGCGGCTCGGATCATCGAAGGATCGAGAGTACCGGATTGAGCGAGACCGGCACTGATCTGGCGTTCGAGGTTGCTGCGGATGTTCGCTGCTTCGCCGGTATCCTGTGGGCCGGTAGGAATGCCGACACGCTCGTAGGTGGGGGCAGCGGGAGCGGTCTCGGCAATGGGGCGTTGGCCAATGTCCTGCAAGAACTTGTCATAAAGCTTGTAACGCTCAGGATCAGCGGCTTTAAGCTCTTTAACACGTTGCTCTGCGAACTGAGTGCCGAATTCCTTTGCAAGATCGAGTTGAGTCTTGGTTTGAGATCCAGCAAGCTGACTGAGTGCCTCAGAAACGGCCTTGGTTACATCAATGTCAGACTTTCCAGCAAAATCATAAGTCTTGGTTCCGGTTTGGACACCATTTTTATATATAGGAACTTCAACTTTTTGACCAAGTCTTGCAGCAACATCGATTGCCCTTTGTATTGGATATGTTTCTATTGAAGCCTGAACAGCTTCTCTGTTTGCAGCGGATAAATCTGGTGCTTTGGGGGAACACATCTGCGGCTCTCCCCAAGGAATAGAAGGATAGTCTTTGCTCCAATCATCTTTAGCAAACAGCATTACGCTGTGAGCCAAAACCCTAGATATATTAATATCGATATTCATACTCCTCCTTCAAATATCTCAGTTTTCCAAATAGGTCTAAAACCAAAACGCTTCATATGTGAGTTATATGGGCTGTTTTCGTTGCATGCTATAAAGTACCTTGGAAACCCTTTTGTTTCCATGATCGAATCATAAACCCGTTTGAGGTGCATGCTGTCTCTGGCCGACACTTTTTCGGTGTGGTTCCAGAGCAACAGGATTGGAATTCGACCAAAAGACGATGCCCCAATGATTTCCCCATTCCTTTCGACAACGTGTGTTGGGTGAATGATTGAGTCATTGTTTGCACGAGCAGCCTGCAAGACCTCGGACTCTTGCTCAAGCGTTTGAATGAGTTTGACCGTTGGGAATGAGTTCATTGCTGAGGACGCACGGAATCGACGAATCCAGAGAGAATGGCGGATTGGAATGACAGGCGACCGCCCGCATTGGTTTCAACCTTAAATTGGATCGAGTTCCATCGGCCCTTGCTGATGAGATTGTAGGCTTTCAGGAACTTCTGAGAACTGGTGATGCTCAGGCCAGGATCAATCGTGGAGAATGTTCCAGTCATGTCCTTGGCGTAGGAAACGGTAACACCGGTATTCTGGGTGGTGTACGGGTTATCGAACGCGAGCTGGATGCTGTACCCGATCTTATCGGGGATGGGTTCCCCAAGGTTGTAAGCCTTGGTGGTCACCGAGGACTGGTATTGCGAGCCACCATCCAAATAGGAAGAAACCGGTGTTGGTACGGTGCGAGTGTTTGGCAGGTAGTCGTTGAATGACCAGACCTGATTGCTTCCCGAAGACACTGCGGTCATGTCGCCAGCGAACATCAGCACAGGGCCAAAGCTTGAGAACGATGTGGCAAAGAAGTCGTTCACTTGCCAGTTGTCCCAGTATCCAAGCCAAGAGCGGGCCAGTGAGTGGTATACGATGATCGCGTTATTCCGAGGGATCAGGTCTTCGAGTTCGAGATGGTAACCGTTTTCGAGAAGCATCGCATACTCGTTTTCGAGACCAACACCGAACGGTCCTTCCTGAACGAACGGAACTGCAAGCAGGTATCGGTTATTCCAGAACACGCCGTCGCAGAGTTCGAGGCGCGTCTTATCAATGCGGCTGATGAGATCGTTGATCGGGCTGCTGAGCGCGAGTCCAACGCTGGTCTGAGTGCCCGCTTGGATCTGGGCCATCGAGCGGATGCCGTCACGAGACAGGAAGAAAACGTCAGCACCCACCGCAGCAATGGATCGGTGCGAGGAGCAGCCGATGTTTCCGCTGACGAGCGAGATAGACCAATCAGCGGGATCTGCCGTGGGATCGGCATCCACAGTCCAGATGGACCGCTCCTTGAACACGAGCAAGCGGTATCCGAACCACGAGTAGAGACCACGAATCGGATCTCCATCGCCACCAACTCGAATGGAACCAAGCGGGTCCCAGACTTCGCCATCGAGGATATCCGAGAAGTAAAGGGTATCGGGAGGAACCGTAGTATCTGCCGAAACGCACCAGAGACGATTGGTATGCGTTGTGAGGTAGAGAGGCTTGGCAGGAGCGGCGAGGGATACAAATGCGACCGCGTGGGACTGGTTTGCCGGTGAGATCGAAACCGTAGGAGCCGTGATGTATCCGCTTCCGGGATTCAGAATTACAATGGAAAGAACGGCTCCGTCTCCGCCGATTCTTGCTTGAGCGGTTGCAGTTACACCACTCGGAGGGGCCGATATGGTGATTGTTGGGATGTTGCTGTGTCCGCTTCCCTGATTGATGACATCGATGCGGCTGATCTTACCGGCAGCGATGGATGCGTTCGAGTTCGAGCTGTTGACATAACGCAGTGCGCTATAGCCATCCGCGTAGAACAGCTTCTCGTTGAGCTGAGCGAAGTAGACGTATCTCGCGAGAGGATTGATCGTAGATCCGCTGATGACGTTGTACGAAATACCAGGAGATCCGTAGTACAGCAGATTGGTGTTTGCGTTGATATCATTCAGCGCGATTACCAGACGCTCTGAGGCGGACGTATCAAAGTAGAAGCCAGAGTAGACTTGGCAGTTGATTGGAAGGTTGGAGGCGAAGTTTCCGGTTGTTGCCTCCCAGTTTGTGATAACAGCTTCCCAGTTGGTAGTGATGCTGTTTCCAACCAGTGAAACGGACCCGAGACGAGTGACAAGGTTTCCAAAGTCATCGTAGTCCATGTTGATGGCCGACTCCAAGCTTGTGGCCGGAATGGCATCTGGACGAGTAGCTGAAACGACACCAGTGCTGAACCCATTGCTTCCATCCAGAAGCATCTGGTCGTCGAGTGCGTCTGAGGATTGGAATGGCATTAGGTGATGTCCTGAAAGGTGTAGTCGTAGAGGCTGTCAGGAATGATGCGGCTGATCTGCTGCTGCTGACCGCGTTCCATGTCTTTCATAATGGACACCTGAGCAGCACCCTCTTGGAACTTGGCTTGGGCCTTACCGTACTGCCGAGAGTATTCCAGGAGATCGCCCTCGGTGTAGGCCATCAGTGCATTCTCCACACCGTGCAGCTCGAAGTTGCTGTCGTTGGTGATGGTCTGAGCCTCACCGAACTGACGCATCTGCGACTGCTTCTTGCCAAGGATGAAGAGCGTTCCATTGACGTTGGGAACGGGGATGAGCTTGATCTTGGGAACACCGGCAAGTCCGTAAGCAGGGTCCATGTTTCGGACCCAGTTCACGAAGTTGTTGGGAGTGGACTTGCGCCCATCGACGTTGTTCCAAGTGTTTGGATCGAGCTGGAAGAACGACACCCACTCAGCGGACGGGATCTCGATACCATCGGTATCTCCATCAACCGTGAACTTCACTGCCACCGGGAAGTCCATGTACATGTTGTACCCAGTGTTCGACGAGTAGGTGCTGGTGATGAATGTGCTGATCGTATTGATCTCATCACCGTCAGTGATCGGAATGGAGGTAACGCCAAGGGTATCGTTCCACAGGCACGAATCCCAGATCATGGAGTAGCGGCGGATACAGAACTTCTTGGCCAACGTGAGCGTGGCCGAGTCCGTGAACGAAAGCTTGTCGCAAGCCGCTTGAGCTACTTCAGATGGTTTCATTAGGCGAAGTATTCCTGCGCGGTGATCGTCGAAGTAGTGCTTTGCTGGACGGAACCATTTATGTTGAAGTTCAAATACAGGTCACTAGATCCATAAATGTGAATCTTGTATGTAACAGCAGAGGTGGTATTGGGTGAATCAAGAAACTCTATCTTAACATTGTTGATCGACTCAATCTCACCGTCTTCGTAGCTGGCAGAAGCGATTCCAACTATTCCAGTACCAGTGCTTGTTCCAATCTCAGTTCCGTTTCTAGTTAGCCTGAAAACGCAGTTTTTGGAATCACCGGTTAAAAACGAATAGTTGATAACGGCAGAAACAAGAATGTTTGAACTGCCGCTTCGTGGAGTAATAGAAACCGATATTACATCAGCACCAGATCCAGTGGTATTTGCCTCAATGCTTGCTCTGGCTTTGTTTGGAGTCTGCTTACATTGAGGGGAGTTTAATGAAGTCTGAACAAACTGACTGGAGTTGGAAGCCCGAAGTCTTCCAGTCGAATCAAGAATGATAACCTTATCGGTATCCGTATCAACATTCTGAGTAGTGATGTTCGGGAATGTAACAACATTCGCGTTCACCGTCAGGAGATCTGCGGCAGCATTACCAATAGTGGTATTGCCGTTTACCGTCAGGTTACCACTTGCGGACAAAGACGTTCCGCTAATAGAAGAACTAGATCCAATCGAACCGGTTACAGTAAGGTTGTTCGATATGACAGTAGCACCGGTAACATTGAGGGTGCTATTGATTGTTAATGGATTGGAGAATGATACGTTTCCAAAAAACGATGCATTTCCATTGCATGTGAAGGTTGAGCTGAATGTTACCGATGAAGCAGTAAGGCTTCCGGCAAACGAACTTGATGCGGCGGCGTTGGTTTGGACGATGTTTCCAAACACGGACAGATTACCCGCGCTCGTGGAGATGTTGCTGGTGACCGCGAGGGTGGACGAGAGATTGGTGGCACCAGTGACGGCCAGAGTGGACGAGAGGGTAGTAGCACCGGTAACGGTCAGGGTGGATGAAAGGTTGGTGGCACCGGTCACACCGAGTGTAGAACCGATGGTGGCCAACCCAGAGACTGCGAGGCTCGAAGCCAGTCCGGTGGCACCCGTGACATTCAGGGTACCGACAATATTGGCTGCGGTGGTGGAGAGCTGGAGCGCGGAATCGGTTCCGCCGCCATCGCTGATGCTCCTGAGACTTCCGGTAAGACTGGCGTTGTCGGAGGTCTTGAGCAGGCCAATGTATGTTGATGCGACTGAACTGCCTGTAAGTGGGGTTGCCATACTATTCCTTCGGTAGTGCGTACCATCCCTCGTGGATTGTCACGCGGTTTTGAGACTTGGTTGGGTTGCCCTGGGCATCTTTGACCCAGACGCGAGCTTTTACGTCCTCAGCGAGGCGTATAGGCTCACCGTGGGGCACCATCACCACTCTTGTTGAGCAGCTTGCGCTCAGAATCAGCAATGCGATCCAGTAGCTTCTTTTTGAGTTCTGGATCGGGTTTTGCATCCTCTGCGGTGTAGGGTGTTTTCGCAAGCCATACCAGCCACTTGAGAATGGCTGATACGATTTGCTCGATGACGTTCATTCAGCCTTCTTCTTATCAGCGTCCTTGGCCATGATGAGTCCGAATCCAACGGTCACGGCGGTGACGGTGGCTGCGATGTCCATGTTGGTGGACGGGTCTCCATCGAAGAGTGCTTTGAGTGCGCCTCCGATTGCGACCATGATTGCTCCGACACCTGCGAGAGTGGTTTTCCAGTTCATTTCTTGAGGGCTTTGTAGAGTCCGATTGCTGCGGCTATAAACGCCAACAGAGCGGCCCCGAATCGGAACCACTCTGTTAACTGAGGAAGCAGTGATACCGCACCAGCAGTAGCGGCGGTTGCAAGTGAAATTCCAAGCCCGCTGCTACTGTTGGTATCGGTTGTCATTGCTCGGGTTTAGGCTGTGCGGCTGCGATGATGAGGTCGGCCAATGGAACTCCTACCTTTGCATTCTGGAAACCGCCAGCTTTGATGGCGATGTCGATGAGTTGGAGGAGTTGATTGGCCTGCTCAGTGGTAAGTTCGATTGTAATCATGCCACCGGAGCATCCGAAACAACCGGCTGTTCGTCAACAGCGGCGACAGGAGTTTCCGCATTGACGAGCGGCGGCTCCACCTGCGGCAACATCGGAGGCACGACAATCACCGGCGGCAACCACGGCAGCGGCGGAGCGATGATCGGCGGGTTGATCTGGTTCTCGATTTGGAGCGTCACGTTCGCCTCAATCGCCGCTTGATCGACGCCGTTGCTGAAGCACCAGCCCAACACCTGATCCTGCGTCAGTTGATCGTATGGCGTGAAGTTCTCGCTGGGAGGCGCGAACGACGAGCTTCCATAGCAGGTTCCGCTGTAGGTGCCATCGGTGCCGTTGCAACGCCAGTCGGCGGTGATGACGACATCGGTGAGGGAGCCTTCGGTGGGCTTAACCAACAGGCGTTCGATGATCCAAGAGAGGGTAATCATGGTCGTTTAAATTAAGCGGCTGCGATTGTGGTGATGGTGCCAGAGCTTCCACGGAACTTCAGCGCACCAGACTCGACGTAGAGTTGGCCCATGCCAGCAGGGGAAGTGCTTGGAGCAGTAGCGTTTGCAAGACCCAGAACTTTAGCGGCAGAAGTTCCGAATGTGCTAACCCCCACGCCGACGTTGCCGGATCGTGTAATACGCATCCGCTCGGTAGTCGTTGAAACACCACCTTCACCTGTAAAGAACAGTAGGTCTTGCGATGAGTATGTTCCGTTGTGACTATTCACAACGTGCAGACCCGCGTAATCACCACCACCGTCAGAAATACCAAACTTTAGCGTTCCTGCGTTTCCTGCAAGATGCGCTGTAACCGCGCTCTGACCCACAACCTTAGTGGTTCCAATCGGGAACGACAGTGCAGTGACAGGAGAAACTCCTAAGCCCAACCCCGTAGAGTTGAGGGTCATCCTTGTTCCGCCCGCGCCGTCACGCCAAGTAAAAATGCCGGATGAGGCTACTTTATATTGCTCCGCCATTGCATCAGCACCGTTACCGCATTGGAACGACAGATAACCGACATCGGTTCCGTCCAGCACACCGTCAATCTGTGCAACCTTTTCGGTACTGCCACCACTAAGCCATTTGATGAAAGAGCCGTCGCCACCAGCACCGGCAGCAGTACGCAGTGAGATGCCAGAGGTGATTCCGCTGCCGCTTGCACGGAAAATATCCACTTCGGAAGTGGGAGTCGCCGTACCAATACCCACCCGATTGTTCGTCGAATCAACCTTCAGCGTCGAGGTATCCACCGTCAGATCGCCGCTGATGGTGGCGGAGGCGAGGGTGGCGGTGCCGCCGGAGCCGAGGATCTGGTTCACGGTTGCTTTTCGAGTAGAACCCGAAGCAGCCATTCCGGGATCAGCAACAACGACGATTGGAAGAACGTCGGTTGATGGAACGATTGAATAACCAGCTTGAGGCGGTTGAAGCCCTGTGATTTTAGTATCTGCCATAATCTTTTCTAGTTGGGTTGAATGATTAGTTTTCCGTTGTCTTCTTGAACCAGGAACGTCGTTCCATCCTCAACAACAACAGAATCGAAAGTTCCAAATGTGATTACTATCTTGCTCGCACTTCCATCTTCGCAATAGATGAAGAAGTTATCCTCCTGCAACAGATCTCGGCGCATGATTGGCTCGTCAGGAGGTCTGACGTTTCCGCCAGACCCACTCGAAGCCAATCTTGTTCCAAGAGCCAGCGTCACAGGCTTAAGAGTTGATCACTCCATTGAACGCTACCACCTGACCAGTGTTGATCTGAAAGCTCTGGATCGGTCCAGGAAGCGTAATTCCAGCCGGAATAGAAGCCGTAGACCAAGCACCAGTGATGTTGTTACCAGTGATCGAAGTAAAGGTAGTAGGTGCGATGGTGGTGATGGCCACAAACGGGCCAGTGGTCAGTGTCGTGGCCGTCACGAGAGCGAAGCCCGAAACGCCCATCGAAAATTCAATGGCCAGATTAGATTCTATGCTCATATATCCCAGATCTTCCGAATTTGATTCTTTGTGAAAGTGCTTTCAAAGCGGGAACCCTGACGGTCTTCCATCCGGCTGAATCCCTGCTTCACCTTGTCCTTGAGTTCGGCTTCGCGGGCAAAGCCGGTGACCCCGAAGCGGGCCACCGGTTGCCTGTTCCACCGCTTCCCATCAAGGACAACAGAGTCAGTACCCATCGGAGCGATATGCTCGATGGACTGACCATTGTTCTCGAAGGTATAGATCGGCATGTTAGGACTCCATCTCGCTGTCGTACTCCTCAACCATCTTACGCATACCCTTTTCGTCCATAGGCCCCTTGGAAGCCATGGCCTTCTCGCTCTTGTTTTCGTACTCAGCGGGCATACCGTTCACGCTCCGAATCTCGACATAAGCTTCGCCGTTATCGAGCTTCTTGAGAACACCGCGAACATCGTCGAGAACCACTTCATCACCCACTTCAGGCATGGCCTGTTGGCCATCTTCCATGTCAGTGGAAAGAGCCTCGACCGGAATAGAAATCATGGGCGCATTGTTGTCAGCCTCTTCACATCCGCAAGCGGAATGAGAAGGGGCACCACCGATTGCTCGATGATGCCCCTTTGGGCTGACGGCAATCACCATGATGGTGGCCGTCTTGGGTCGCATATTACAGCGTGGAAGCGGTCTTAGTGCGATGCACCAAGTACCAAGCCGGATTCAGGTTCGCAGGAGCAGCACCACTGGTGTTACCAGCGGCCAAACGCAGAGCGGCGAAGAACAGTTTCACACCAACGGTGACAACCTGGTTCAACGGATCGCTCTTGTCGGGGGTATCGGTGATAACGATCTTCGGAGACAACGGATCATCACCGGTCAGAGCAGGAATACCGAACGCTTCCTGACCAAGGAAGAACGAAGCGATAACGTCGGAAGTCTGACCAAGGCCACCGCCACCAGCGGGCTGATACACGAACTTGTTGGCTTCGGTGCTGATGTTTGCCTGACTGATGAACGAGTTGGTCTGAACAACCACGCGGCAACCGTAGATGGAACCAACTTCTCCACGGTAGAAGGGTTGACCCTTGTTGCCGTAGTTAGAGGCGTTCAACCACTGGTCATCGCGCATGAGGTCGCGAGCAACGCGAGGATCGGTCGCGAGGACGTAGCCACCGTTGATCATCGGAGCGCGGTTGCGCTTCAGGCGGGTCATGGAGTCGAGGACGCTCTCAGAAGTCATCGTGACGTTGGCCTTCGTGGTAGAAGTGCTAAGACCAACAAAAGTCTGATCGGTCAGCGTGGCGGGGTTACCGTACACGCAGATACCACCGGAGGCAGCAGCGGTGCCGCAAGCGTCCGAGTTATCGAACGTGCCACCACCCTCGGCACCATTACCGATGGAACCGTTGCTGGCAGTGAGGTTAGAACCAATCAGCGTGTTGCGGATCACCGAGTCAACCCACAGGGCCATGTCCAGACCGGAGGTCTTGGTGGACTGCTGCAAGCTGTTGAACAGGTCCGTGGCGCGGAGGATGTCGCTCAGGCCGATGACCTGACCATACTGCGTGAGAGCCTTATCGAGCTTCAGCAATGCGAGCTGGCGATAGGTACCAACGGCAGGAGCAACGCCTTCGTTGGCGTAAGCGGTGGGAGCCGCAAGGGTCTGAACACCAGAGATGCTCGGAGGACCGAAACGGAACATGCTGATCGCACGGTTACCGTTGTTGCGAGGGATCGGAGCCTTCATGGCGAACTGATCCAGAATCGTCTCCTGCTGAACGATGGAGAGCAGCTCCTTGCTGAAGTAGTTCTGGAACTGGTTAGTGAGCGTGGGTGAGGTAGTTAGGCCGGGCATATTTTAGTTGTGGTTGTGCTATTAGCCTTCGTCCCGGTCGAACTCTCTCGTCGCTCGCATGAGCGCGTCCCTTTGCTCCTTCAGGGATAGCTTGGAGAAATCCTTCTCTTCAG